CGGTAGTAGTGGTAGTTGTAGCAACATCCTCATAGGCAACTTGCATCCACGGTCCATTTGGTTTATCTTTACCAGTATATATTTTTAACATATCTCTTTTATTATCATACCAGAGCATACCAATAATTGGATGTGGTGGTGCTTTTTCACCACAAAAATTCTCTAACAGATAATATAAATTATTCTGGAAATTTTGACCATACTCTCTAAAATTTTTACCATATAATGTTATAGGTAAATTACTATCCGAATCTAATGGTTCAATGGTATCATTCTGTGATACAGATAATATAGCAGTATCAGATGTTTTTAATTTATACATTATTATCCTTTATAGAATAAGCCAAATGTTTTTGAATTGGTATTATAAAATACTTTCCATAATAACGCATCTGTTGGTGTGGCAGTATTTAATAATAAAGAATTTGTTGAATATGTTGACATTAACGTTGTTGTTGAAGTAATATCAGTCGGTAAAGTAGCATTATTTTTTACATTCACCGTAACCATTTGATAGCCAATAGGCATAGTTTTATTATTATTAATAATTAAAACCCCAAAAACATCAGAATCATTACCAGTATTTTGCCCACAATATATAACATCCACAATTTCAAATGATTTTAATAAGGTTGATGGAATTCTTTGCTTATCCATTGTTGGTTTTGTAGATAATCCAACATTAAAGGATTTAGTTAGATGGTTAGTTATATTATTATGTACATAAACCGCTAATTCATTATCAGCAATATCAAATGTCACAAATGATTTTGACAATTTGCTATTAGATTGGTATACTGGTTTAACACCAGTTCCTAAAATTTTATAATCTTTATTCGATAGATAATAATGCATTACTGTACCAGAATCATTATATCCTGAATATATTAAATCATAATTAGTATCCTTGGTAATATAAGTATTTGGATTTACATAATACCCATTATTAGGTGTATCAATAATATTATATTCAGATGATATTAGTGCGGTTACTGGTGAATTAACTGATGCATTACCTACCGAATCATATATTTCATATTGTTTAGCATTTTGTCCATTATCAATTTTAAATGAAATATAATGGGTATCATCGATTTTTATTATATTCTCATTAATGTTTATATCTATTAATGATGTATCTATAGATGCCGATAATTTACCAGAGGTATCTACAGTGTATTTAACCAGTTTATATTGTGTTACCCCAATAGTTTTGGGAGGTAATTGCATAATTTGTGAAAATTTTGTATTATCCGATGAACCTATTAAACTTTTTGGGATACTTAAACATTTATAACTACCTAATGAATTGTTTAATTCTATTAGAGTTTTAGATTCAGTAATAACTTTTGAACTATTATAAACAACATATGACCCAAAATTTGCAGTATCTACAAATACATCATAAACATTATTCAAAGTATCTTTTAATGTAAAATAGGATAAATCTGAAAATGAATATTCTAATGATGGTGTTATAGGTAAAGTATATGGATAAAATAATATATTTTCATAATGATTGAAATTCCCAATTAGGTCAGCCACATTACCAGATAATCCATCAAATGCAGTAGTATTGAAAGTAATATTGAGTTTTACCGTATTTAACAAAAACGGTGGTGTTGTACCAGCAAATGAAATGGTTGCCGTAGTAGCGGTAGAAGTTATATTAGGTACTAATCCTGTTGGTAAACCATTAATAATAAAATCAGAACCATTAACTAATATATTTTTAAAAGTAGTTCCTTCAGCATTTACTATTATTGTACCAGTAACTTCACCAGGATTAATAGATGATTCAACTAGTCCAGCACACTTCCAAACTAATCGTTTGCCATTAGTTAAACTAGGTGTTGCCGAAGATGTACCACCAGGAATATAATCTACTTTTACCCATGGTCCTCTAGGATAAGATTCACCGGTATACAATTTTAGATATTTTAATGCAGAATCGTACCATAACATACCTACAGCGGGATTTGTTGGAGCATCTTCCCCACAAAAATTTTCTAAAAGATAGAAAAAATTGTTTTGTAATTCTTGTCCATAATTGGGTCTACCTTGACCGAATAATGTTAATGGTAATTTTGCATTTTTTGCAACAGTGGTCAATTGTTTAACTACAATTTCAGCATCTGCATCTCTATCAAGTTGTAAATTATATTGCATTATGTAAATCCTCGGAATCAGATAATCAATATTTATCATAATTCTAGTAATACTAATATTTTCATATGGTAAGAAAAATTATAAATAATGAATAATCCATTTCTTAGGACAATCGTTAATTATCATGGCTATCAATTTATCAAAAGCTGAATCTTGGGACCAACGGTTTACAACAAATAATTTTATCAATTTTGCAGCATACGACTATACTACGGTTAAACAAGCATTAATTGATTACGTTAAATTATATCATCCAGAACAATTCCAAAATTTCATTGAAAGTGATGAGTTAATTGCTATTTTAGAATCATTTGCATATATTGCGGAATTATATAGTTATAGAATAGATTCAGTAGCTAATGAAAATTTATTATCTACCGCCCAACGTAAAGATTCTATTTTAAATTTAGCAAAATTTATTTCCTATAATCCATCAAGAAATATTCCAGGCGTAGGATTAGTAAAATTAACATCTATTAGTACCACTGAGAACATTTATGATTTAAATGGTAATAATTTAGCAAATACCACAATATTATGGAATGATTCAAATAATCCTAATTGGAAATCTCAATTTTTTGCAATTATTGATTCAGTAATTAAAACTACCTTTGGTGATGTTACTCCTAATAATAGAGTACAAGTATATGACCAAATATTTGAATCATATACACTTAATAATGTACCATTAACTAATGGTGTAATACCATATCAAATACAATATCAAAATAAGAATATTGTTATGGAATTAGTATCATCATTATTAAATACTGATGGACCATATGAACAAACACCATCATCATATACTAATGGTAATAATTTTAATATTTTATATGGTACTGACGGTCTAGGTGATTCCTCTAATTATACTGGATTTTTCATTTTAACAAAACAAGGTACCTTATCAAAAACATCTTCTATTACATTTGATGGTGTAACACCACATCAAAAATATTCACCAAATTTTAAAAATGTTAATAATATAGACGTATGGGTTAATCAATTAACAACCAATGCACCACCAATATTATGGAAATCTGTAGATACTGTTAATTCGCAAAATATAATTTTTAATGATAATGAAAATAAAAACATATATCAAATTGAAACATTAGATAATGATGGCATCAATTTAATATTTGGTGATGGAGAATTCTCTAATATTCCTAATGGTAATTTTGAATGTTGGGTACGTATGTCGGACCCTGACCCAATTCCTATCCCAAAATCAGCAATAAGTGATATTAAAACCAACATTACTTATTTAGATGGTTTAGATAATACACAAAACGTTATCTTTACATTTTCTGCTGTACATGCCATTCAAAATTCGGCTGCCAGTGAAGATGCAACACATATTAAAAATAATGCACCAGCAGTTTATTCTACACAAAATAGAATGGTTAATGGTTCTGATTATAATTCTTTTTTACTACAGGATAATACCATATTAAAATTGAATTCTGTTAATAGAACATATTCAGGACAATCTAAATATACCGATTTTAATGACCCTAGCGATACATATCACAATATTAATCATTTTGGTACCGATTTATCTATCTATGCAGAAAATGATATTAAGACTATATCTAATATAAAAATATCATCAGCATTAACTATTTTAAATAATATTGAAGCAGAGCTTCTACCGTTACCAGAATGTGAATTGTATAGAACTTCCAATAATTTAACCACTAGACGAACATTATCTGATACTGAAAAACATGACATTTTGTTTAATTATATGGGTCAGAAGTATTGGGCAACAGATAATAATCCAAGCAATGCAGTATACCCGGTTGTTATTAAAATAGAAAATGATTCATATGTTGCTAAAAATTATAGTGAAGTAGATGATAATTGGTTATTCTATATCGATTATAAAAATGAAAAATATGAAATACGTTATAAAACAACTACTATTAAGGTTAATAGTAAATCTACTAAATTTTGGAATAATAATATAGATTCCGATAATATTACTATATTACATACCAATACATCAAATTTAAGAACTAAAAACAATACTACAATATTAAAATCAAATATTGTATTACCAGTAGTTAAAGAAGTATTGTTTAATACTCCAATAAAATTAAAAGGTTCTGTGGATGTACATAGTTTAAATGTAGCATTGAAAAATAATGAATACAAAGAATTATTGCCATTATTAAATAATAAAATATCCTTAAATATCCCGGATGTTGAAAATTATTTTGATGGTGCTGAGTATTATCGATTATTTGGTAGGGTGTTTGATGTACCATTTGATTCATATGATGTTAAATTTCCAACAATTGAATTAGATTATTCCTTTTTAACTATGGATGTCGATGTTATTAGTACAGCGGTTAATGCGAATACTACGCTACAATGGCATACTGAAAAACCATTAGCAATATTAGATATGTTTGATAATGCTTTTGTTGGAAGAATAGCCATATCATCAGATAAAGCTATCTTTAAAACAGATTATCCATTTACTACGGATGAAGGTAAAGCAAAGCTATTAACAATTTTAGCTACTGACCATACTGATACCGAAGCTATTATTAAAAATATAACCACTACTAAAATATCTGCTACTCAAAATAAATTAGTATTGGAAGTATCCATCACTGTTACTAATAATGATTTAAAAAATGGTATTCTAACATTATCACAAGATGCATTACTAGATACTATCGTAGATGTTGACCGTAGTTATGCTATGCCAGTATGGTCAGATACTTCTGGACTATCAAATAGCATTACGGTTACAAACTTAGGTGATTCATCAACTATTGATATCATTATTAAAGATTATGTGTACTTTTATAGACCGACTATTGATGATGTTTTTGAAATAGTTACCGAAGATATTCATAAAATTGGATGGTACCATGAGCATTTAAACAATATCCTACCTACAAAAGCATTATATAAAAGAAGTCCAGGTAGAAGCAATATTAATTATGTTTGGCAACATTCACCAACATCAGATAATAGAATCAATCCATCTTCATCAAATATTATAGATTGTTTTATTATCACCAGTGGATATTATAAAAGTATGTTACAATGGATTAAAGGGTCATTGGTTACTAAACCAACACCACCATTACCACATGAGTTAAGAGCTTCGTATAGAAATTTAATGAATAAAAAAATGATATCTGATGAATTGGTTCTTAAATCTGGAAAATTGAAAATATTATTCGGTTCGCATGCATCATCAGAATTACAAGCTAAATTTATTATCATAAAATCTAATAATGCCTACTATAATGATAATCAAATAAAATCTATTATTGTTAGTTCAATATATGAATTTTTTGATATTAATCTTTGGAATTTTGGTGATACTTTCAATTTTACTGAATTATCTACTTTTATCCACAATAAATTAAATTCAAATGTGAGTTCGGTGCTTATTAGACCTAAAAACGATTCTCAACATTTTGGTGAATTATTCCAAGTATTTGCAATGGAAGATGAAATATTTATACCCTCCATTACTGTTGATGATATTGAAATTGTTCCATACTTAGCAGCATCATATCTATCATGACCTATAATTTAAAAAAAACTGCATCTAAAACAACGGATTATGTTGTAGAAAATCACAAAATAAATAGAGAAACCATGATTTCCCTTATTGGGAAATCATATATTGGATATGGTGATGAATTACAACAAAATACCATCGATTTATTGTGTAATTTTCATACACAGTTAAATGATTATAGTAAAGCTATACCGGGACAATTAATTTATGATGGTACTGATTTAAGATTATGTATTGGTGATAAATCATTTATCAAATTATTATTGATACCGTGTGATAATGGTGAAGATAAACTACCTACTGGCAATGTAATAGTTACTGGTACATTAGGTGTTGGTCAAACATTAATAGTATCTAACACTATACAAGATGAGGATGGTATTCAAAGTGCAATATCATATGAATGGTTCCTTAATGGTGCATCTGTTGCAACTGGTGCAACATATATACCTACTGCTGCTGGTTCTTTAATAGTAAAAGCATCTTATAAAGATGGAATGAACAATAATAACTTTGTTAATAGTGCAACTTATAATATACCAGCGTTAAGCAGTAAATTAAAATGGACTATTAGCTCTCCATTTATGGAAACTGCTGCAAATGATGGAACTATTATGGGTGAATTGACAGTATATGCAAATAATTGTACATTCAGTAATACATTCCCATATACTACTATTACTGGTAAATCTACATTATTGAAACTAGTTGATGTTACTGATGTTACTGGAAGTGCAATAACAATATCATCAGTAGATTCTACTATTGTTTCAAGAACTTCCACCAAAATGGTTATAAAGGTTATTTTTAAAACTACCGGAACCTATGATTTCACATCAGGGTCTTTTGTATTAAATATAGATGCGGTAACATATTAAATCATGACAACATTAACACAATTAGAACGAACCTTTTCAATTTCAGACAATTTTGTATCCATGGTGGCGGATTCATCAGGAGATACAACCGGAACTGGGGATACAGGTACTGTCGATACTGGAACCGGGACAACTGGGACTGATACTACAGACACTGGTACTACAGGCACTGGAACAACTGGTACAGGTACTACAGGCACTGGAACAACTGGTACAGGTACTACAGGCACTGGTACAACTGGTACAGGTACTACAGGCACTGGTACAACTGGAACTGGTGCTACAGGTACTCCTACTTCCACTACTACGTCTAATCCATTAGTAACGGAATTGAGAATTACTGGTATTGGTCAGGTTGGTAAAAAACTGTCATCTAATGCGTTACAATTATATGATAAAGACGGTATTGGTTCACTTACTTATCAATGGCAGTTGCAAGGGGTAGATATTCCAAAAGCAACTGCAGCTACTTACACTATAGCAAAAGCAGATTATGGGAAATCAATTAAATTAAAAGTCACGTATGTTAATAGATTCTCTGCAAAAATAGTTAAAGAAAGTAATTTTATTGTCGCTTTATTGTTTACTGACCCACCAACAGACACATCTACATTAACAAATGTATTAAAAATAACAGGCGTTGGTGAAATTGGTAAAACCTTGACCGCAGATATAACCCAATTATATGATACAAATGGAATGGGTCCTTTATCATATCAATGGCAATCACAAGGTATTGATATACCTAAAGCTACTGCAAAAACATATAAACTAACAAAAGCAGAATATGGGAAAACTATTAAATTAAAAGTTTCTTATACTAATAGTAAAGCTATTGCAATTGTTAAAGAAAGTAATCTTATCAATGTAATGAATGGGAATTTTATTAATGATAAAGTAGAATTCAAATTATCATGGCAAACGTTATTTGTCCCAAAAACTATTACTCCGAAAAATATTACATCTTCTGAAAAATTAGATGCGTTATTATTACTATATACTTCTGATGGAACCTGTGTTAAACAAGTAAAATCTGCCGATTCTGGTTTTAGTATTACGAAAAATACAACCTTAGATAAAGTTGGACCATTACAAGAATATTCCACCGTCGATACTGATATGAATGTGACTTCAAATATCATTACCTATCAATTAGATTTTACCAGACTAGATGCAAAATATACTAAAGTAGTATATTGTATATACGAAATTGTAACTCCTATCAATATTACCATCGCATCAACTGATTTATATCCAAGAGCATCATGGGCAACATCAGCAGATTTATCTAAAAAAATAACAGTTAATGGGACAGTTTCACCATTTAAAACAATATTCAATGGTAAGGGTATGTTTGTATTAGATATTCATACCGTAGGTACCACTGCTAACCCACAAGTTATATTAAAATTTGGTGAAGAAAAACGTTTACATACGGCAACAGCAGATTCTAAAGAACGTTTATGTGTGTTTGGTGTGTTTACTCGGTCACCAGATAATAATGGTTGGTTTTTTGAACCACAATGCAAAATTAAAACACAAGTAAAAGGCGTGGTCCCTTTAGATTATTTTAAACCTCCACTATCAAAATTCACAGACTTGGGGCTATAATGAGCAATTATGACATATATAAAACGGATGGTGTCACCAAATATACCATCGTTGAAAAAGGTTTTAATACTGAAACCGATTTAACGTTTATCGGTAGCAATGCCCAAAAATATGGGGAATTACTACAACAAAATTTTATTAATTTATTGACTAATTTTTATGCATTGCCTTCAGATTTACAACCGGCATCATCTCCGTCAGCGTATAAAGCTAAAGCTATTCCTGGTCAACTAATATATGATGGCTCATTAAATTTATTTTTATGTACCGCACCATCACCCAATGGGACCGATAGTGCAACCTTTGCTAAATTAGGTTTATTACCATGTTTGGCATATATAAAATACGAAAATAAAAAATTAGAAGAAAATCAATATATTGATGGTACATTATCAGGATATCTATTGGTAACAGCCAATAATTGTCATTTTAAGAAAAATATAGAATCTTTGCCAATTTCTGATGTACTAACAGTGTCGTCATTAAAAAATGCTAATAATATAGATGTTACCGGATTAAACCCAATCATTCATTATATAGATGCTTGTCATATTGGTATTACTTTTTCAGGTAAAGCTAGTGCTACTGATGCTAATATAAATTCAGGCACTATTACGATATTACCGTCAGCATTAAAAGAATTCTATTCACCATCATTATCATCTAGTGTTTATAGTTTTGTAGCAAATCCAATAACCTTTTATTCTGGTACGTTATCATCATATAGTTACCCAGATATCAATCAAATTGAAAAATATAATACTTTACAAAACATTGAGATAGGTGTATATATAATGTTGGTAAATTTAGTAGATGGTAGCAATTATAATATTAGTAAGTATGTTATGATTAATACCACAGATAATAAAATTTGTGATATTAATACATTATATTCTCTACCAGCAGGCTCATATACTTATTTCAATGGGTTACAATCGCATGCAGGTATACCAGAATTTAAAAATAGAATGATTTCCTATTCTACTACCATGGCAGGAATTTTTACTAATACATCTACCGGTAAAAATACAATAATAGAGTATAATGTAGTTAATGATAAATTAACAGCTACTCTAAAAGCATTACCAGTTGATTGTCAAGATACTGCTAATTCTAAAGTAATGTTCTTATTAACACAAAATTTAGTAGTTAGAGTAAATTTTGAAAATAAAATATATGTTCATAATTTAGGAAATGGTAATGTAACCACAGTAGGGTATTATTATAGCCCAGATATGTCAGATGTTACGCAACAATATAATCTAATTGACATATTCTATATCAATAATAATGTTTATTATATTTGGGGATATGCTGGTAAAATCAATATTACTAATGCTGCTACTGGTACCAAATTATTACCAAATGATATTGAAATATTAAAAACCTCAAAATTTGATACGTATTTCTATAATAATCCACATGGTACTGCCTTAGCAGCATCATCGTCATATATTGCATTCTGTAGTATTTCTGGTTCTAATATTATGGCTCATAAATTTGATGGTACTACAGTAACTAATCATATTATAGATACTAAAGCATCATTTGGTGCAACAGTATATTGTGAGGATGTTATAATAGATAATGATGTACATTTTATTATCAGTGGTGATAAAATATCTGATGTTTCCGTGAACACTGCATTCACATCTCACACCATCACTGAACTATCTCCAAATGTTCCAAAAACAACATATACTGTATTAAATGAAAGTACCGTACTTGGTGCAGCACCACATATTTCCAAATATTTCTATTACAATAAAAAATATTTGGTAAATCTTAACAATCCTTAATGCAAAAAGCCCACCGAAGGTGGGCTTTTTATTATCTTACCGTAAATTTTTTATTACAGAATTTACATTCTACATGGTCATCATGTTCTACTAATTGGTCTATAGGGTGAATACATTCATCTACCATTGTATTACGTAGGATGGCAATATCATCAAATAATGGTAACATTTTTTTATCAATTTCTGTAATTTCTTCCGCATATGCATTAACTTCCTCAACTAATTTTTGCATATTATCAAATTTTCTTAACCATGAATTTTTATCAGAAATATTAGTGAAGCTGGAAATTATTTTTTTATCAGATTTCATTATGTATCCTATATCATAAAAACCATAATAATATCATAATTTAAAATATGATGCAATATTTTGTATAAATATAGTTTTTAATTCATTGGAAACTATAATATGATTAACGAAGAATCTAAAAATGTAATCAAATTCTTTGAAAGCTGTTCTTTAAATGCATATCAATGTCCAGCGAAAATATGGACAATCGGATGGGGCGCAACTAAATTTGCTAATGGTAAAAAAGTAAAATCTGGTGATAAGATTACACAAAAACAAGCAGATAAATTATTTGATGATTTATTAGCTGAATTTGAAGCAGGTGTTACCAAGTTAGTCACGGTTAAATTAACTGATAATCAATTAGGTGCATTAGTATCATTTGGATATAATTGTGGATTACATAATTTAGAATCAAGCACATTATTAAAAAAAGTTAATGCTTCCGATTTTGAAGGTGCATCACAAGAATTTGGTAAATGGACCAAAGCCGCTGGTAAAGTATTGAATGGGTTAGTGGTTAGACGCAAACGAGAAGCGGAATTATTCAAAAAATAAGATACTATGTCATATACTATTCGCCGTTTCGACAAAAGCAATACAACTCCTGCACTAATTGTTAACGATAAAAAAGTTGATACTTCCACTACTACGCTATCCTTTTATGGATTGAATAGTTCGGATTTTGGGGCAGGATTAAATGAGAATTATTTACATTTGATGGAACATTTTTGCAATAGAGATATTTCTTTAGCAAAAGTAGTTCAGGGGCAATTGTGGTTTGATACGACAATTAAAAAAATGAAAATATGGAACGGCAATAGATGGCATATATTGAAAGAATATACCACCAATAAATTTCCAAAAGGGTTTGTTACTATTGTTGGTAATACTGTAAATGGTGAAACCGTATCAACTGCAAATACATTATATGATGAAGATGGTTTAGGAGATTTTACATACCAATGGTATTTAGGTAGTGATAAAATTACTGGTGCTACTTCACCTACATATACTATTTTATTATCAGATGTTGGTAAAGATTTGGCAGTATCATTAAGTTATACTGATGGTAGCCACAATTATGAAACGGTATATAGTAAATTCTATCCAATCAATTCAGCAGCTAACCATTTACCAACTGGTACATTAACTATTACCGGTATTGCCGAAATCGATGAAATATTAACCGCCGAAATTGATAATATTCAAGATGCGGATGGTTTTATTGGTGGTAATTTTGGATGGATGCTAAATGGGGTGGATATTCCTGGTGCGAATAGTTCTAGTTATACAATTCAACCAGGTGATGCTGGTGGAACGATAAAAGCAAAATATTATTTTACCGATTTGAACAATAATCAGGAAGTTGTTTATAGTAATCAAGTTGTTATACCATATGCAGTAACTACAACTACTGCTGAACCTACTACAACAACTACCGAAGTTCCAATACCGGGTGTTTCATCTACTACCACCGAAGTACCATCAACATCAACAACAACCTCTACTACAGGGGTACCGTCTACTTCTACTACAACTACACGACCAGATACTTCTGTATTAGATGGAAAAATAACAGCATGTAATACTTTGGTACCTACATTAAAAGATATTTGGTTCCAATCTGAAAAAGATAGAATCGTAACCGAACAGAATTGTGCTAAGGAATACAAACTTGGCGATAACGCTGATAATTTATCTCGACGAATGGGATTAGAGAGTAGTGACGCTGCAGCTATAGCCAAAGTTATAACCAATTATAATACTTGGGTAACTGGCATAAATGCATGTATACAAAATAAGAAAGATTTATTTACTATATTACAAAATACTTCATCCGCATTATCGTTAACCCAAGCATATCAAAGTAAATTGGAAATATATAAAACGGCGATTGATAATGCGATTGCTTTTTATACTACTACATTAAATGATTACAGTGCTATTATTGGACAAGATGTTAGTGATAATCGCACTGAAACAACGTTACGTTGTCGTGTGGATTTAGAAGAATTGTACGATTCCGATTTAATACATTATGGTGCATGGAATGTTGTTGGTAAATATAAAGCCGCATGGGATGCCACTTTTAATGATGCGGTGACTGCTAATTTAGACATTTTGGTAACGTTAAATACTAGTGCAGCGGTATCTACTGTTACAGCATTAGCACAATATAAAATCACTACATTAAAAGACATCTATGAAAAATTAAAAGTAATCAGTGATGCAGCAGATGCGAAATATGCATCTGTCAATGGTAATTATGGTATCGATTTAGGTGCTCGAATGGAATGGGAAACAATAAGTGATGACACTGATAATCATACAGCAGCAGCAAAAAATCAATGGATTCGCTCTATAACCGATGGTGCTACGCTTACAACACAAGCACAAAACTTATTAACCTAAGGTTATAATAACATGGGAAACTATAACATAAAAAAATATAATGGTGCCGATGCTCCAATCCCAGAGTTGGTTGAGCATTCTGGGACATTAGATACATCAACTAGTCTAAATTTTTTTAGTAGAGGATATGATTATGGTGTTGCGGTAAATACTAATATGTTACGATTGATGGAACATTTTTGTTCATTCTCTAAACCAAAAAATCCAGTAATGGGACAATTGTGGTTTGACAGTATTAATAAATCGTTATCTGTATATAATGGTAAAACTTGGGATAATGTTAAATTTGGTACTATTACACCAAAATCTCTTCAATGGTCGGGGAATTTAACACAAAATACTATTGGTACCGAATCTACTATTTCTGGCACCATAACTGTTACTGATTATCATTATAACTGTATATTTAAACCGGATTTATTAGCCAATAGTAATCAAGCATTATCTGATTATATTATTAGTGGTAATATTCCAACTGGTTTAACAGTAAATGTGACCGCAAATTCCCTATTTAATAGTGCATATATTACTATAACTGGAACTATCCCATCATCAACACCATCTTTTAATTTTAAAATAGAATTTAATGCATCAGCATTCACCAATGTTATGGATATTTCCGAAGTTTCTGATACATCCAACACCGCTGTGATACCCATGACGTTTACACCACCAACAACTACGTCTACAACTTTAGCACCTACAACTACTACCACAACAGAAGCAACAACTACAACTACTACTTCACAAATTACTACTACCACTACAGCGGCAGGTACAGTTCCATTGAGTACCTTTAGTAGTATCAAATTAGGTATAACATGGGGGGGTGGCGTTGATTTAGACACCGTTGTTGCAGCATATGATGCTACCGGAAAATGTACTGACATGTCTACGGTTACGCATGCTGGTAGTATACCAGGGGTTACGTATGGTGGTGATATTAGAACTGGTGGTACAGAAGAATATTATAATATTGATTTAACTCAACTAACATGTAGTAAATTAGTATTAGGTATTTTAGAATATACTGATAATTCATTTACTATTATGTCTAGTTTAAATACTAACATTGTTGATAATACCACACATACTAATATTGCCAGCTTCACCCTTTCTACTATTGCAAAAGATGCATCAAATACACCTAATACAACATGTATCGTTGGGGTATTTACTAAATCTGGAACTACTTGGAGTTTCGTATCTTACCAAAAATTAATAAATTCACATAATGGCAAACACGCAATTTGGCCCGATGATTTATATTCTTCTTTAGGATTGTAATTATGCATTCAACCTATACCATCAAAAAATATAATGGAAGTGATGCTCCAATAACAACCCTTGAAGATGTAACAGGTATTGATATTTCCACCAGTTTAACATTCTTTGGTAAAGAATATAAACATTATGGGAAAGGATTTAATGAAAATTTCCTACATCTATTAGAGCATTTTAATTCTACCGCAATATCTAAACCATCTAATCCAATGGTAGGACAAATGTGGTATAATAATACTTCACACCTAATGATGGTATATAATGGTGTCTTTTGGGATGAATTAAAAACTATCATCCCACAATCATTGTCATGGTCAGGTAGCTTTACACAAGTTATTACTGGTAATAACGCTACTTTTACCGGTACCGTAACAGCAACCGCATCAGAATGCTTATTTAATTCTACTATAGTAGCAAGTGATTACACCATTACCAATCTACCAGCTATTTTTACACCTACTGTTACTATAGATACTGTAACAAACTCAGCAAATATTACCATATCTGGTAATATGATTAAAACCACCCCATCATTTAATTTTAACATAGCATTTAAACAATCTGCATTTTCAAATGTTTATGATATTGCTGATTTATTAAATAATCCTAAGTCTATACCATTAAATTTTGCATCAGTTACGAATAATCAACCAGTAGGGGATGTTATTATTTTAGGTACGCCTAATATTGACGAAACATTAACAGCTACCAATAATTTAACAGATGCTGATGGTATTGGAACTATTCATTATCAATGGATGAGAAATGGTACTGATATTAATAATGCAAATACCGAACATTATACAGTAGCATCAACTGATTCTGGTGCAATTATAACTGTTAAAGCATTTTATACTGATGATTTAGGATTCTATAATAGTAAAACTAGTGCAGGATTAACTATTATAGCACCAGTAATACCATCTATATCATTATCCTTTGTTATCCCATTTGTAGAAAAAGTATCTAATATTGGGGAATTTGAAGGTAAAATAAAAATCATAACCACAAATTGTACAATTAATCCGTTATATGATTATGCTACCCAAAGTGCAATACAATTCAATAATATGATTGATACTAATAATGACCCTGCGAAAATAATACCAGTTGTTATTGTAAAAGATAGTGCATCTACCAGTACCGAATTATTATTAACTATTACAGGCACTTCCGATATTCATGATAATAATTTGACTGGTAATATTCTAATAGACCCACTATTATTATCGGCTACGCTAGATTCATCACAATTAATATTATCTTCACCAGTATCAATGAGACCAGTTGATGCTGATATTATTTGGGATAATACTAATATGCTCCAAGAAGAGTTAATTGCAAATGATGGTACTATGACTGGCCAATTATTAGTAAATCTACCTACTGGTTTCAATTTTGTAGCAACACCATCCATATCAATGACACCGATTGCAGGATTAACACCGGTAATTTCTGTAAATGCTGCAAAAACGGTAGGTACCATAACTTTAACTGGTAAAGCTACTATACATGCTGAAGATTATACTAATATTACCTTTACCTTATTAGCTTCGGATATTACTACGGCAACCTTAGGGGCTATATCACCATCAACATTATCAACAACTATCGATATTGGTATGACAGCACCAGTATATAATGTTACTTGGGATGATTCCAACCCATTTAAAGAAAATAGTACATTAAATGATGGGACTATTACTGGACAATTAAAAGCAACATTACCAACAGGATTTACTTTTAATAGTGCGTTGATTACTATGTCACCTACAATAAATGGGATTACCGCAACACCGACATTAAATGTTGCCAACAATGAAATGACCATTGAATTATCTGGTAAAGCAACTACGCATGATACGAATTATTCAGATATAACATTTGATTTAGGTATATCTAATACGTCAAATACTATACCAGGAACTTTAGATGTAACTACATTATCTCATAAAGTCAATATTGAAATGACCCCACCGGTATATAATGTTGCATGGGATGATTCTAATCCGTTAATAGAAGATATCTCTTTAAATAATGGTACTATTGTTGGGGGAGTTAAAGCTATATTACCAACCGGATTTACGTTTAGTAATACTAATGTAACTATGACACCCACCATAGCTGGTATCACAGTGTCCCCAACATTGAATGCCGCTAATACGGAAATGACTATTGCATTATCAGGTCAAGCAACATCAGCAGATACCACTTTTACTGGAATTACCTTTACTTTAAATGTATCGGATACCACACATATAATACCAGGTACATTAGATAGTGCTACATTATCACATACGGTTAATATTACTATGTATCCTACCACTACAACTACTGCAGCACCTACTACAACTACTACCACCGAAGTCACTACCACCACTACTGCATCGGCAGCAGCACCAGTTCAATTAGCAACATATACTGGTATTAAATTCGGTGTTACTTGGCAAGGGTCAGTTGATTTAGATTCTGTCATTGCCGCATATGATTCCTCCGGAAATTGTGTTGCTATGAAAACAGTCACGCATTCTGATAATATTACTGGGGTAGTATATGGTGGGGATATTACCACTGGTGGCCAAGAAGAATATTACGATATTGATTTATCTACAGTACCATATGATAAATTAGTATTAGGCATAATGGAATATACCGATAATTCATTTAATTCGGTAACTGGATTGTCTACCAGAATTGTTGACCTTAGTAATAATACCAATATTGCACAATTCAATTTGGGAACAATTACTAAAACTGCATCAAATACGGCAAATACTACCTGTGTTATTGGGGTATTCTCAAAATCTGGCAATAATTGGAACTTCACATCTTACCAAAAATTAATTAATTCCCATAATGGTAAACATGCCATTTACAATGGTGATGCTTACGCATCATTAGGATTATAATTATTCCCATTGGTCATCAATAACTTCTTCATCTCTATATATAACATAAGTACGGTTATCGTGTTTCGCACGATAACCTACATCATTTAGATGGTATTTAAAGAATTCATAAAACTTATTTTGAAAATGATAAGCTATTTTATCATTTAATTCTTGTTCTGTTATAATTATCCCATCAGGGAATTCTATTAATAATTTTAAGTATTTTGATAATATTTTATAAAAGTTTGGTTTCATTTTTTTCTCCTATATGTTATTATCAAAATTATAATAAATATTGTATCTTCCGTCAAGAAATTTCTTAATATATGTTATTAATAGAATTACATAATCCTAATGTACGAGCCTTGATATATAAGGATAAACCGCCACAATTGTTTCATCTTTCTAAGGATGCTAATCTTAAAAAATTATCACCAAATATCCCTAGAGATGTAAAAAATAAAGAAAATCCTTTTGAGGATAATACGATTCCCCGAATTTCATTTTCAGAATCTATTAATGGTTGCATTCTTGGACTACAATTAAAAGAATCACAATTTGATAAAGGGATTTGTAGATTCTATGTATATCAACCTATGGTACAAGAACATACTAATTTAGTATCAAATGATACTATTAATCATAATAGATTAGTATTTGATTCTAAGATTACCAAAGAATGGTGGGGATTAAATACGGTACATGTTAAACAAATAGGTATAATAGAAGTAATCGAAAAACCTTTTAAAACCATAGAATTCACGCCATTAAGAATAGGTGATAAGAAATTTTTAAAACCCAATGGTAAATTAGATACGTATCAATATAATTTCAAATGGATAGAGAAATGAAATTAGTAGAATTATTTGAAGCTAGAAAAAATCCTGAATTAAATCCTAGATTGTCAGCATATGAACAATTATTAGAGTATAAAAGCAATCCCCATGCTTATATCCATTTTTCTAATGAAAATAAATTAGGTATCAACCCTAAAGAAAAAGTATATAATGGTGAAAAAGTTACGGAAACACCATTAGGAATATATGCATATCCGTTACGTGAATCATGGAAACATTATAGGGTAGACCATTCACAATCTTTCATGGAGTTCCCACATTCTAAAAAGAAACCGTTCATATTGTTATTTAAATATGATAATCCTTTAGTAGATGTTTCTAAGTATAAAAGTTTAGAAGAAGATACGGAGCATTTAAAATCTAAATATTCTCATCTTATTAATGTTGATGCTTGTTTAGAAAGAGCTAAACATGAGGTATATAATCCTTCAGAATTCCAAATATTTTGGAGATTGACCCATAATATTGCTAAAGAATTACATCCTGAACATGTGTCACATCAATGGAATACAGTTCTTAGAGCATTAGGATATGATGGCTTTCATGATAAAACAGGTAAGGGTTGGATTCATCATAGTGAACCAGTACAATCCATATTATTAAAATATCAAAATATTAATATTTTAGATATGGTTCTTAATAAAGATTATAGAAATCTTAAAACAGAATTAATGGATGTTGATTCTCCTCCAGAATTGGTAGAACTGTTAAAAGATAAAACTGTAAAAATTAGAAATGTGTTAATGTCTATTGATGATAATTTAATCACTTATATGCATAAGTATCTACAACATATTAGCGATAGTGGTAGACTGATGCAATTTATTAATAATAGACAACCTACTGATATGAAGTTACTATTATTAGTATGGTTAAATGGTCATGCTAATGTTAGTAGTCATGACCATCATATGATTGAACATTTAAAAAGAACCTTTGATGCACCATCTGATAAAATATTAGCATATGCTAAACATATGGTGAAAATGAAATGGCATGAAGATATTCTGAAACATAATTTAGATTTATTAAAAACTTTGTAATAAAAAAATCCCTGCCGTAGGCAGGGATTTTTTAAACTCTTTCAAATATTTTAACAATATATAGAGTATAGGGCAATTTTAGAAAGTATCCTATATTAAAATTATCATAATCATAGAACCGTTCTATGACCGATGTTATTAAATTAGTTTCTTCCATTTCTTCATATTCATATACCTTTTCATATCCTTGTATGACTGTAATGAACTGCGTTTCATAATAAGACCATTCATCAAAGGTATCACCATCTGGATAATATTTTAAAAACTTAGTATTTGTCAATCTTCTAAAATCATATTCATCATTAATAATAATGGTTTCATATGATAGTACATTTAATTTTGTTACTATATCATTACCATCATTAGATGCTGGTACAGTAGAATAATATTTACCATTGTTAGGGTCATAAATTTCGTAGATTGTTATATTGTCCATAGGGATTCCTTATTATTTTCTACTATGATATCATAATTTATAAACAAGTAAATAATATATTTAACGGAGAACATACATGACAATCAAAAATCCTACTTCTTTAGTGGTAAATTTTACAGCAGATTTAAATTATGATATGGGTGCAGGTGTTACTAATACAGTAGCCATTCTTAATGATGTAACAACATTACCATTTAACTCTTATGTACATGGTAGTTTAAATATTTCAAATGCTACTGCAGAAATTGCTTTAGGTACTGCCTCTACTATTGTTATTATTGCTGATGATATTATATCAGTTAGAAATGATAATATGAATAATACCATCGATACTAAACTATTTTCTTATAGTGGTGCAGTTGATACTTTCTATGTTTCTACAGCATCTGCTGACCCTATCACTATTGAATATGTATTAGGTACTGAATAATGTTAAAATCCCCATCGAAGATGGGGATTTTTTTAAATAATAAGGAAAACTATGATTAATTTTGACCATTACCAAAATGCTAAAGATATATTAGATAATTACCCAATATATGATGATGGAGATACTTTTAAAATAACTTATGAATTCAATGGTAAATCTTTTACCATCAATATGAAATATTTCTTTAAAGATGAAATATTATTTGGATTTATACATTATGATGTACCAGATAACAATTATGATGACGATTCGTCATATTTAGTTGGATATATTATTGAACGATACGTTATAACTAAATGTGGTAATATTAGGTGTACATTTACATTTTATACCGATGATGATATCCCCAAATATCATTATTATCCAACATTTGGATTAAATCATATTAGCTTTTTTGATACCACCGTTGATATAAAATCAACTAAATATTCTTATTATATGGCATCAAATCATAATTTTTCAACAACAATGATAAATTTTCAACCACTTATTGATTTTTTGGATAATGAAATATGAATATTTTTGAACATTGTTACAACGCCAAAGACATCTTAGATACCTACCCAATATATGATGATGGTGATACATGTACAATATCTTATGAATATAATAATAAATCATTTACAATCAACATGAAATATTTTTGGGGTACCGATAGACGGTTTTATGGATTTGTAAATTTTTTTGAGCAACAGAATAATTTGGATGAGGATTCATCATATTTAGTAGGGTATATATTAGAACGGTATATAAACCACATTTCTAATACTGAATATCCACCAATAACTGTAGTATTTTATACAGCAGATAATATGCCAGAATATCATAAATTAGCAACACTGGGATTTAATCACATTTGGTTTTTCAATACTAGAACAAATATTAAATCCAATAAATATAATTTTTATATCGTTTCATGTTTTAATAATTTACAAACATCATGGGACGATAAACAACTAATACATTTTTTGGATAATGAAATATGAAATTAATTGAGCTTAAAAACATATATGAAAGTATGGAGACCAAAATAGAAGATATACAATGGCATATTAATGGGTATAGATTTGACGGTGAATTTGTGGATAGTAGAGGTGATACATATGAAATAAGATTAGTTAATCTGTCATCGTATACTTCTAATTACCCACATTTATATGGTACATTGAGACATGCACTAATATATGATATACAATTTGGTATATTAAAAAATGGTAAATCTGATATTGCCCTTACTGATAAAGGTAATGTGATGGAGATTTTGAGTATTGTTCGACATGCAGCATTTGATAAATTTAAAGCCGACCATATTGTACCAGATGTTATAAGTTTCACAGCGTCAAGTATACCTACGGATAATACCCCAGAACAATTTAACAAACGTAAACAAGCATATCATATTATTGCTAATAGATTACGCAAAGAATTAACAGAACCATATAATTATCCTTACGTAATCCCCAATATTGTCGGTAAGTATGGAACTGCGGTTTTGTTGAGTAAAATTTATTTAGATGCTACTGAAGTACAACGAATATCCAATGTCCTACAGAGAAAACCATAATCATATATCCATATTTTTCATAAATATTTGATTTAAAATATACATGAAAAATTCCTATGATAAATTCACCCTATAAAGATTCACCTAATAGTTTAACCGATGAAAATAATCGCATAGATTTATCATTTAACAGAAATGGTACCTCCGGTACCATTTCTTGGACTATTCCTCAGAATTTAGATAATCCTAATGCTCCTCCAGTCTATTACAATGGTATTTTACTATTACTGGATAATAAACCCATTGTTGATAAACCTATTAACCAAAAAAGATATCAAGATGATAGCACAGTAGATAGGAATAGACATGTTGGAGATATTATTGGTGATTCTTTAGTTATAGGTAGTTTATATAATGATATTAAAACCAATTCTATTACCATTACTGATTTAAATGATAATGAAGATTATTATATTGCTGGATTTTCAGTAGATAATGTTACCAATTATAGTACACCTATATTTTCTTATCAATTACCCTTAAAATTAAATAAGGATAGCGATAGTACAGCAGGATATCATGTTATTAAACTAGGTATTCTCCCTGAAGATGAAATCACTATTGATAATGATTTATATCTTAATATAGATAATAAAGATTATACGGTCCATATTGTTGCTAATACCTATCAAGAATTAGTAGATGATATCAATTTTAAATTAAATAAGTTAGATAATCCTTATATTGGTAATGAACCTAAGAACACTAATGGTTTTTATTTAACCAATAATACATTATATCAATTTGATGGTGTTAATGATATTAAGCAAGAATGTTTTTTCGGTGATAATCCTCCTAATCAAATAGCAGATGGTACTTATTGGATTACCGATGATAAATTATCACAATGGAATAATAATAAATGGGATGAATTAAATGTTATTAGATATACTAAGCCTACTTTAGATTTAGAAGATGGTGATTATTGGTATGATGGTAATAATGCCTATAGATATGATGGATATATTTGGAAAAAATTAAAAACTTCTGATGGTAAAGACCCAAGCATTACCAAAACATTGAAAAATAATGCGATTTGGTATAATGGAACAAATTTCTTTAAGTATACTAAAGAAAAATGTAGTGCTATATGGAACAATATTGATGTGTTCTATAGTGAGAATAACCCATTAACCTATTTAAATGGTTATTATTGGTTAAAAGATAATAAAATATATCAATTAATTAATAAAGTATGGACATTAACGGATATTGAAACTGGTACAAGACCAGATGTGTTTGCTCCTGTTAATTGGTATGATGGTACCAGTGTATATCAATATAATACACTAACCTTAGCATGGGATTTATTACCTATTTCTATTATTACCTTTGACAAAGATGTCACTATTGGTGATGAATGGTACTGGTATGATGGTAAAAAACTATATACCTATGATAAAATAAATACACAATGGGTTAGTATCTCTTTTACTACTAATAAAGATGACCCTACTTTATCAAAGGTAAAAAAAGGTGATGCATGGTTTGATGATGTCCTTAAAATCTGGGATGGTTCACAATGGCAAGCTGTTGATTATATTGATAATAGTTACGAACCTAAACTTTTGAATGGTGTCTATTATCAAGATATCATAAATAGAAGGTATGTACAATTTAATGGACCATCATGGAATGATTTACAGGGATGTAACCTTTCTTTCGACCCATCCTTATTAACCACTGGTCAATATTGGTACAATATCTCAAACAATACATTATATGTGTGGAACGGAATCACCTGGCAATCATTAATGTATTCATCTTCTTCATTAAAGCCGCAAATACATGATTTGTGGTATAACCCATCCACTAAAAAATTATTAAAATTCAATAAATCATGGGAAGAAACTTCTCCCAAGGCTGTCTGTACTTTAGAAAACGGTGATATTAAAATTTCTAGCACATCATTAGGTAGTAAGTCTATCCTATTCATGTTAGAAACATTTGAAAATAATTCTAATCTATTTAATTTTACATCACCTAGAGGAAGTTATCAAGAACCTGTTAAAGGTACTGATAGTATTCCTAATGAACCACTATATAAACAAGTTGGTGTAGGTACAGATGGTTCATTTGATGAAAGAAGAAATATTATTGATAATATTATGAGAATGTTAGGGTACCCAGCAGTATCCGTTGAATTAGACAAATCTCAATTAGAATTAGCAGTAGATTTAGGATTAGCAATGTTCCGTAAATTATCTGGAAGTTCATATGAACGCGCATTATTCTTCTTAGATTTGAAAAATAACACACAACAATATTATTTAACTGATGCTACTATTGGATATAATAAAATTGTTAATGTACAGGCTGTTTACCGTAGAAATAGTGCTTATATGAGTTCAGCTAGTGGTAATGGTATCTATGCTCAACAATTATTACAATGGATGTACAACCCCACAATGGGGTTTGATTTAACATCTTATCATATCATTAGTGAATATACTGAATTAATGGATACTTTATTTGCTACTAGAATCGTTAGTAGATTCAATGAACGTACCAGACGGTTAGATATCTATCAGAATATTGGTAATTACGAAAGAGTCATTTTAGATACCACTATCGAACGTACTGAAAATGAATTATTCATGGATAGAATCTCTGGTACATGGATTTTAAATTGGAGTCTTGGTGAAGCATGTCTAATGTTAGCAAATGTAAGAGGAAAATATTCAAATGTCCCTGGTGCTGGTGGTTCAGTATCTTTAAATAGTGCTGACTTAGTTACCAGAGCTAATGATTTATTTGAAAAGTGTCGTTATGATATTGATAATTTCATTGCTAATGAACCTGAAAAAATTGGCTTAGAATCAACCATCGTTTGGGGATAATAATGGAATATTTCTATAGCCAACAATTCAAAAGAAATATTATTCAATTTATGGAAATATTCCGTGGGGTGATTGTCAAAACTGGAAAATCATCGGATGGAACAATAAAAGATATTATTGTTCCTATAAGATATGGGAGCATGGATAGGGTAGCAGAATCTATAGCCACAAATAACACTCAGAACCTCCCTACGCGCCTTCCAATCATGACCGCATACCTAAGTACCATATCAATGGCTACGGACCGTTACAAGGGCATAGATAGCGTTAAAACGATGCCTTATACTCCAAGGGGTGGTGTTTTTCCAGATGATACTAAAACTATCAATCAAGTTATGCCAATGCCGTTCAAATTATCACTAGATTTACATATCTATTCTAGTAATATGGAACAACAATTACAAATTTTAGAACAAATTTTATTATTGTTCAATCCTTCTATCCAAATTCAAACATCTAATGCTCTTTATGATGGTGGAAGAATAACGAATGTTGAATTAGTCGGCATTAATAATGATGAAAATTATCCATTAGGCAATGACCGTAGAATGGTTATGCATACCCTTAATTTTGATATGATTGTATACTTAACAGCACCAGCGAAATTAAGAGATAATCTTGTAAAACAAATCAATATTAGAATTTCAGAATTAGATGTAACCAATACCGATATTTTAGAAAATGATTTAGATAATATCACCATATCGATTAATGATGTTTTAGGATAATATTATGACCAATTATAATAGATATATTCCAGAACCCACTTTACAAAATACACCCTTCCAATTATCTAATGACGATAAATCTAATCGTTTAATGAATGATTATGTTACCGAAGGTTTAATCATTGGTGGTACACCTATTAAAGTATTTAAATTGTTAGGGATACATGAACAACAATCATTAACCGCATTATCCGGGAAACCCATTTCTAATGGTGAATATCCTGATTATCCCACCAATAATTTATTATTAGATGATTGCACAGAATGGCGTTCAATCAAACATTGTGGCAAACGGTCTACCGAAACATATATTGGATATGATTTTGGTCCCATATTATATGAAGATGGTGGTACAAAATATGCCATTGATACTCAAAAAAAATATCATGTTACTTCGGTATTCATCCAACAAGGCGAATTATCTAAAAATAGAATATCTAAAGCTAGAATAGAAAATTCTGAAGATGGTAAAACATGGAAAGGTGTGTCATTATTGTTATTACCTGATGATGGTGATGAACATTGGTTAGATATTAAACAATCCCATCCTGCAAGATACTGGAGGATTGTCCCTATTATATACAATGGTTCTGATGATGATTTATGGATTGTTAAAAAATTAGCATTATCCGAATATGTAAAAACTAATATTACTAATATCCAAGATAGCATCTTTATGGAAAATAGAGACCGTTCTTATTCTATGGACCCTATTGATATTAAAGCCTATTACAGCCTAATAGATATTACTACAGATTTAACACAATATGGCATTCAATTATCTGACCAATATACCTTCAAATTTGGTTTTAATTTAACTATCAATAAGTTAAAAAGACCTATTGTTATTGGGGATATTTTAGAAATACCATGTGAAGTTCAATATGATATTAATATGAATCCTGTCAGAAAATATCTTGAAATTACGGATGTTGGGTGGGATAGTTCAGGATTTACACCAGGATGGCAATCTACCATATATTCAGTTATTGCTAAACCTATGATAGCATCGCAAGAGACTATGGATATTGTTGGAGATTTAAATAATGATTTCTTTGAGAATGTATTAGATACCTATAATTCTACAGCATTAAAAGTATCCAATAATATTAAAGCTACTGCTAATACCAATGTTCCCGAATTTGGTGCTAATATTAATGATACCGTTACTATTCCTGAAAATATTGTGCAAAATGCTGCTAATTATGGTGTTGACCTTAAAAAATTAAATCCTGACCCACATGGATATGGTTTAGAAGATGCTATGCCTCCTAATAATGCACCCTATACAGAAGGTGATGATTATCCTAAGAATCCTATCAATGGTGATTATCATCGTTTAACTTATAGTAAATTATCTGACCCTATTCCTCCTAGACTATATCAATATAGTGCTAAAAAGAATCGTTGGATATTCTTAGAATCTGATAAACGATTTGCATCTAATAGTAAAAAACCACAATTGGAACAGTATCTAAAGAATGGTGAAGATATTACAAAAATTGTAAAATAAAAAAAACCCCGCGAAAGCGGGGTTTTTTATGACTATCTATTATTGTGTAATAGAATCCGCAGTTCTTACTAATGTGATTGGAATATAAATGAATTCCACAGTTTTTGCTGGTTTAAGAGCAATTTTAACTTCTAATTCATTTCTATCAATCATATCAGCAGTATTGTTTGTAGCATCACATTGAACAGCAAATTCATATAAACCACGGCTTACTTGAATATTGTGCAAATATGCTGTAACAGCAGATGATAATCCTTGTCTAGTAATTTCATCATTAGGTTGCATTAAGAAATTATATGCTAATTTTCTAACACCACGTCTAATGAATGCTACCATTCGTGATACATTCAAACGGTCTAATGATGAGTTAAATGCTAATGCAACTCTTGTTTTTTGACCCCACACCGCAATACCATATTGTACTGAATCGTGAATAGGGTTAATGTTACATGCGTTGTATAGACTATCACGCATACCTTGGTTTAAACGAACACGTTCAAATACTGCAGCAGATGTACCAATTGCACCTTTTGTAGTATCAACATAACCTACTGCTGCTACACTAGATACACCAGATAATAGACCACGGTTTGGACCAGCAGGAGCAGACCAAACGTTACCAATACTATCACTATAGGCAATAACAGCTAATGCTAAACCAGATGAAGGACATAATACATCATATCCATCTAAGTTAGTGGTATAACCATGTGGATAGTAATAAGCAATCAAACCACGGTTATCAGAACGGATATTGTTACCTGTAGAAACAATAGAACTTTCATTAACTTGTTGACCCCATCTAATAGCATCTCTAGGTGATAAATCCATAGGAACATCACCGATAACGACAGCTTCTTGATTAACTCTATCAGCTAGTGTCAATAATTCGTCAGATACTTCTGGGAAACCAGGACATAACATAAGATTAAATTCATAACCTTCTGAAGCAATATCACTACCAAATTCTGGTTTAACATCCATATTCAAACTAGCATTATCTTGAATAACTTGTGCTAAACGTCTAACTACTTCTAATCTACGTGTAGCATCTGTATTGTTAGTAGATAAATTAAAATTCCCAGATTGTAAAGCATTTTTAGGATGTGTTACAAAATACCAACTATCTGTTTTAATATAATCACGGAATGCAGTATCCACCAAACTACCGAATTGAGCAATACTAAATCCTGGTTTAGTATTAACAAATCTAGTAATATCAACCACACCACCAAAATTGGTAGTTCCATTGCCAATTAATGGGCTTGTAGTATTAGCTGCAACAGTAAGTTCACCAATATTAGTAGTTACTGCACTAAGAACATCAGTATAGAAAATGTTAAATACTTTATCATCGGTGTTAGTAAAATGGAAAGCATTACCAGTTGTTTCTGCTGCGTATAATAGCCCTTTAGTAACATCTTTAATGATACCAGTAAATTTACCGATTAATGTTGTACCGTGATATCTATTACCACTAACAACATATTCTACCGTAGCAACAGTTTGGGTAGTAGCATTAGGTAAAGTAGTATCACTTGGTGGAACAAATACATTTTTCACATAACCAGTAACTTGTAATACGTCATTATAACCTGATGGTAATGGTAAAGTTAAAGATGATGGTAGTGCTGTGTATGCTACAGCAACAGTACCAACAGAATACGGATGGATTTTTGATTCCAATAATCCTTTTGTTCCCATGAATGGGTCTGTTTTTGATGTATCATTTGACAAAATGTCACTGATTGCAGTTCTAACTTGGGTATGAATTGTTCTTGCACCATCTAACAAAATATCATGGA